CAGCAACAAACAGTTTAGATCTAAACTTGGTATTAGATCAAACCACATTCTTTGGAACTGGTAGCGGTGCAGCCGTAGCAGTTAACAAAGGTATCTTTGGTCTAAGCAAAGACAAGCAATTGGTTGAATTCCAACTGTACCTAGGTGACACTAGTGCAGGCGGTGCAGGCAAAACACTTGGTGGCTTTGGTTACATCACTGGTTTGGCTCCTACAGTATCAGCAGATAGTCCAGTCTGGGTCAGCCCAGTTACATTGACCATCACTGGTGATTACACAGTAGCTTAATCTCAACTGATTGAACATGAACCCGCCTTGTGCGGGTTTTTGTTTAGGTAAATAACTGTGATAGGAGATGTTATGATTTTTGATGATAAAACAGATGATGAGATATTCCGTAGCATAGAGGGCGAAGTGGCCAAAGCATTAGCGGAACTTAGATGTGCTAGAAGAGATCTAGAACAATCAGAAGTAAGAATGAAGTTTGCACTAGCAACCATTCATTACTTAAAACAACGATATGAAGGAAAATGATATATGGATATTAGTAAATTTGCAAAACGGCCTACACTAACTAAAATAGTCATGGATGACGCTGAGATAGTAGAAGCATATGGTGAAGTGATTGAATTTCACATGCTGGATCAAATGAGTATCTCAACATACTTTGAATTCTATAGACTACAACAAGAAGAAAACAGTGACAAGTTAAATGATCTCATTAGAAAGATTATTTTAAAAGAAGATGGCACACCCGCATTAGAAGAAAGTGAAATCTTTCCTGTTGATATAACTCTGGGGCTTTTGGTCAAGATCAATGAATTCTTGGGAAAGTCAAAAACCAAGGCATCAACACCTCAGACTGGGGAACAATCGAAATGATTAACACAGGTATGATTGCCAAGCATTACGGAGTACTGCCCAGTCAGGTCCGTGAGCATGGTACTACCTATGATTTAATGATACATGATGTTATGATGTCTTGGGAACAGCACCAACAAGACAAGGCCAGTGGTAAGAAGACCACGCCTGAATTGAGTCAAGAAGAAATGATGGCTGCCATAGAACGAGTTAAAAAGGAAAAGAAATAATGTCAGGTGAAATAGTCAAACGCATTAACCAATTGGAACGGGCTTTAGATCCAAATAATCTAGCCCGTGAAGCCTATGACTATTTCAAAGACATTACTCCTATACGCAAGGGTAATGCCCGTAGAAGCACAAGATTACAGGGTGATGAAATTCAAGCAGATTATGCTTACGCACAAAGATTAGATGATGGTTATAGTCCACAAGCCCCAAGGGGTATGACTGCACCTACAGAAAAGTTTATACAAGAGTATATTAGAAAACAAGCAAAAGGTTAAACTATGGCAGCAGTAGAAAACTTTGTATTAAAGATTAAAGTAGAAGGTCAAAAGGCTGTAGATGACCTTTCAAAGTCCGTCACAAATTTAGGCACCACGGTAGGTGGCTTTGGAGCCTATGCAGGCAAAATGACATCGGCCATCAGTGGCATTGTTGGTGGTATGGCAGGTATGGCCACTATTGCCGCAACAGCCGCAACGGCATTTGTCGGCTTGGGAATGAAAGCAATTGCCCTAGCAGACGAACTAGGTGATGTAAGTGATGCTACTGGTATTGCAGCCGGAGCCTTAAACACTTTTAGAAATAGTATAGTTGATGCTGGTGGTAAAGCCGATGATATGGCCACGCTGGCACTAAAATTAAATCAAAATTTAGGTGATGCCGCAGTAGGTGGTGAAAAGGCACAACTAGCATTTAGAAAATTGGGTGTGTTTGTTACTGATGCCAATGGAGCAGTTCGTAATACTGGTGATGTGCTACGTGATGCTATTGCCAAATTGGCGGCAATTCAAGATCCAGCAACCAGAGCCGCATTAGCAGTTGATCTATTTGGTAAGAATGCTGCCAAGTTAGATTTTACAAAACTAAATGCAGCCAATGATTTTGCCAAAGACGAACAAATTGCACAATTAATAAAATATCAAAACGCTATTGATAAAATTGCTGAATCCGTTAGCAACAATTTATTAACAGTATTTGGCAAGTTGGCTATTGCTATTGATGATGCACAAAAGAAGGCACAAAAAGTTGAAGACGAAGCCAATAAACGTGGAAATGTTGGTCCGAGAGTAACAGCCATTGGTGGTAGCCTAACAGTAATGCCAGAGCGTCCAATGACCAAGGCTGAAAAAGATAGATATGATTTAGAAAAGAAATTAGCAGAAGCGTACAAAGATCAAGCCCGTGAAATGGATCGCCTTGGCAAAATAAACAAACCAGCCAGTGGTCCTGTTGGTGGTGGATTTGGAGCAACGCCTGAAGCAACCTTAAAGGCCATCGCCGCAAGTAGAGCACGAGAAGCAGCCAGCAGTATTGAACAAGAGAAAAACGAAAGATTAAAAGCCGCTAATGAAATACAAGCAATTGAAATTAATGCTCAAGCAGAATTACGAAAAGCCGCAAATACAATATACGCACAAGAAAGACTCACCAACTCACAGATGGACAAAGAGTATGCGGCAAAAAAATTAGAAATTGAAACAAAAACCGCTCTTGACATTAGTAAAGTTCGTAGCCAACAAAATTCTAAAATATTCTCGGAAGAAGAAGCACAACGTCAAAAGATCCAAGATGAATTGGCAGCAGAAGAAACACGCATCAACAATATTGTTGAAAGCAGTCGTTTAGTTGTAGAAGAAATAGCCAATCAAAATAAAGAAATGGCCATTAAGGCCAAGTTGGCCTTGGATTCAGCCACAATGACAGATACTGAAAGAGCAAATGCTCAAGCCCTATTTGATATTGAGCAACAACGCCTGGCTCTACTAAAGCAAATTGCCAACATCAAAGATTTACCATACGCAGAACGCTTGGCCAAAGAAAAAGAAGTTAATGATCTAATTGCACAGCGCAAAACAGATACCATTGCCAATCAAGAAGCCACTGCCAAACAGCAAGAAGACTTTGGTCTAGGTTGGAGCAAAGCATATCGTCAGTATGTTGAAAATGGCAACAACAGCTTTGCAAGAGCAGGTGCAGCCTTCTCTACCTTAAGTCGTGGCTTTGAAGACAGCATGGTTAAGTTTGTACAGACTGGCAAGTTGAGTTTCAAAGACTTGTTCAACAGTTTGATAGCAGAAGCAGTAAGAGCACAGAGCAATAAATTGCTGACCTCTTTGTTAGGTTCAGCAGGTGGATTCTTTGGCAGTTTATTTGGCGGCGGAACAATGGCAGGTGCCGCAGTAATGGGCCTACCTGGATATGCAAATGGTGGTAATGTTCCAGCAGGACAACTAAGTGTTGTAGGGGAACGTGGCCCTGAATTATTTTTGCCTCGTAGTGCAGGAACTATTATTCCTAATGGTGCAGGCATGGGTGGCACAGTCAACAACACAGCCGTTACGTATTCAATTCAGGCTGTGGATGCACAAAGTTTTAAATCATTGCTGGCAAGAGATCCAGAATTTTTACATAACGTAGCAGAACAAGGGCGTCGTAGTATGCCAATAAGGAGCCGTAGATAATGGCATTACAAGATATCATAAATTCAGCAACCAACATTGAAATCAATCGTAGCAAGTTGGTGGCACAGAATGTAAGTCGCAGTGGTAGGCTAAGTGTTGCCAGTCGCAATTGGGCAAACCCATTTAGATTTACAGTTTCACCTAAACCTATTTGGACAGCCGCTGAATACAGAAGTGTGTTTGAACCTATTTTCAACGCTGACAAATTCAGCACACAAGTTATAGAATTAACAGATCATAATACGTCAACAGGAGTTATCTCTGCCACAGGCATGGCATGGCTAACCGCTTACCAAGGTGGCTTGGATAGTGCAGGAGATGGAACGCTAGACAGTTACACAGCAACATCAATGACAGGCACAAGTTTGACCTTGACCAAATCAGGTTCACCTACAGTGGGCACTTATATTTTCAAAGCAGGTGATTATTTGAGAATCAGTGGTGGAAGTTATCCCTACATTGTCACAGCAGATGTACAAGTGTCAGCCAGTGCTACAGCAACGGTGGTCACACATCGCGGTAAACTACAAACATTCTCCAGTGGCACAGCAGTCCTAGTTGGTCAGAGAGCCGCAGTGTTTAATGTGGTTGTGACCAAGTTGCCACAGATTAGATTCTTGCCTGGACAGTTTGTTGAGTTCACAGGTGACTTTGAATTGATTGAGGAAATACTATGAGCACAATTATTCCAGAAGTTGATACAGAACGCAGGATTGAATATGGAGTCCTAATTAGTTTGACCTTGGATGCTACAACATATTACGTTAGTAATTGTTATAAAGAAGTGGTCTATGACGGCAACACATACCAAGCCCTAGCAGGTTTCTTAACTGTCAGTGACATACAAAATAATATTTCAAATGCCAATGATGAAGTGCAAGTGACACTGAGTGCAATTCCATCAAGCTACATTGCGGCAACTATTGACACTCAAATCAAAGGTGGTGAAATAAACATCTATCGTGTGTTCTTTGATTATGCCACACAGGAAGTGATTACCAATGCAGTATATAAAAGATTTACAGGTATCATCAGCAACTATAGTGTTCAAGAAGATATAACCACTACTGGACAAACACCAGAAGTAAATCACACCATTACAATTATTGCGTCAAGCATCATGGGTGTGTTGGAAAATCGAGTAAGTGGACGCAGAACCAATCAAGAAGATTATCAAATTGTTTGGCCTGAACTGGGCAACAGTTCAACTGATCCAAGTATGAATAGAGTTGAAGCCCTGTTCAATAGCAGTTTTGACTTTGGTAAACCATACAAAGCATCAGCGGCCAGTAATGTAGGTGGCACGAATATGGGTGGCAATCAACAAGAAAGTGTGCAGGAACAGCCGTGATTAGGTTGGCAACAAGAAGTGATTTGAACACAGTCACACTCTT